AATTAGCGGAAAACTCTTCAATGAAACTACGCAAAGCTGGCTGCGTAGAATTTGCTTGAAGATAATCTGCCTCATCAATAATAATAATCTTTGGGGCATCAGTCAATGATACAGTTGATGCAAACCCCTTGATCTTAGTTCGCAGAGTATCAATACCTGATTCCTCTGAGCCGTTGATCATAATAAAGTCTGCGCCAATCTCATTACATAGTGCTTTTGCTACGGTAGTTTTACCAACCCCAGCTGTCCCTGAAAGCAAGAAGTGCGGTAGTTCACCCTGAGAAATATACTGCTTAAATGTATTCTTCAAGGATTCAGGAAGAACACAGTCATCAATTTTCTGTGGGCGATACTTTAAGAATCGTATCCTAGAAGCGATTCATTCTCGTTGCGCTTGTATTGATTTTAAGATCGACAATAAGGACAAGCAGGTTCTTCTTGGGACTTTCTTTAAACGTGCATCTCAGATTCTCAAACAAGAAAACGTAGACTTTGATCAGAAAGTAGTTGCTGAACTTATCACAAAACACTTTCCAGATTATCGTAGGGTTCTAAATGAACTTCAGCGTTATAGTGTTTCAGGTAAGATCGATTCTGGTATTCTAGTTAACATGAGTCAAGAATCTTTCAAAGACTTGATCAACTTAATGAAAGAAAAAGACTTTACTAATGTCCGTAAGTGGGTTGGTAAAAATTCTGATTCAGATACCGTGGCGTTGTTCAGAGAACTTTATGATTCATCAGTAACCTTTATGGTTGCCGAAAGTATTCCTCAGTTAGTTTTGATCCTAGCGGATTATCAATACAAAGCAGCATTTGTAGCAGACCACGAACTAAATATTATGGCAGCTATGACTGAAGTTATGGCTAACTGTAAATTCAAATGAGGATGCTATGGAATTTATTGATTATGTAACATATGTTGTTGTGTGGGTAATGGGTGCAGTCTATGGTTGGTATGCAAGAGAACGCCAAGCCAAACGAACTATTGATAGATTTTTTTCTGAGGTTGTGGATAGTATTGATGAACAAGATTATAACTCAATAATCCCAATTACGATTGATCATCATAGTGGTGTCTATTACGTTTACAATAAAGAAACTAAAGAGTTCATGAGTCAGGGTAATACACCAAAAGAGTTGCAAGATAATCTTGCAAAAAGATTCCCTGATAAAAAGTTTGCTGCAGATAAAGAAAACTTGAAGGTTCTTCATGAGTCCCTTTGATTTTCTAAATGCTATAAATTCAACCAAAGAAAACCTTTTTGAAAAGGATCCGCAAGCAGGTAAGGATTATAAACCTTTCCTTATAAATAGAGGGTTATCGTATTTTCCCGATACCATATTCTATGCCAATCAGATGAATCAACATGCTGGTTTGAATAAGGATATGCAGTTTTTCTTTTTCCTAAATATTATTTCGAGGAAGAAGAGGTTTAGTAAGTGGTCCAAAAAGGATGCTGATACTGAATCTCTAGAACTCGTTAAAGAGTATTATGGGTATTCAAGTGAGAAAGCGAATGAAGCACTTAAAGTGCTATCCGAAGAGAACTTGATTATGATAAAAGAAAAATTATATAAAGGTGGAAAATCATGACTGTTGAAATGATTTATTACGACTGGACTCCAGAGTCCATGCTTGAAGTGGTTTTACCTGAGCCTGACAACTTTCTAAAGGTTCGTGAAACTTTGACTCGCATTGGCATTGCTTCTAGGAAAGAAAACAAATTGTACCAATCCTGCCATATCTTGCATAAGCAAGGTAGGTATTTTATCGTTCACTTCAAAGAACTCTTTGCGTTGGACGGTAAGGAATCGAATATCACTGCAGGTGATATTGAGCGTAGAAATGCGATAGCTGGTTTACTTCAGGATTGGGATCTATTAAAGATCCTAAATAATTCTCAAGCCGACCAGAAAGCATCTCTGTCGCAAATTAAAGTTGTCTCTTTCAAAGAGAAAGAACAATGGGAATTAGTACCGAAATATAACATAGGAAAAAAATCAAAATGATTAAACTTGAACTTGAAATTAATGAAGTAAATATGATTCTTGCAGTATTGGGTAAGCACCCTTTCGAAGAAGTTGCTAGTCTAGTTGTTAAAATTAAACAACAAGGCGACCCACAAGCAGAAGCTATTGTTAAAGCTAAAGCTGCTACTGAACTACCAGCAGCTTAATTAAAAGTCCCACCTTGGGATCGTTGTCGCAGCGGTTAGGAGTTTACTCCAGGCGTCCGTAACTAGACACGTTATAGTCAGCGTGTAATTACACTGGTAGCACGAAAGTTTATCCCTGTATAAAGTAAGCAGGGTCACGCCATGCCTTCGGGGTGGCACTTTAAATTTAACTCGCTTAATAGGAGAACTCAATGTTGAATAACATTAACACAGCCATCGACACTTTTCAAGATGTCAAAACTAAATTCGTTGAGACTTATGTCAAAAACGAAGAACTCAAAAAACCCCTCAGTCAATTTATTGCAGCTCAATCTTCTTTTGCTAAGATCGTGGCTAAAGCACATGTAGACTTTTATACGTCTCTTGGTCTTTCAGCTTACACATTCGATGCCAAAAAAGCATTTGCTAAACAATAAGGAGATCAGAATGGGAAATAATTTTATCCCCACTTTCTGGGGCACTAAAGACTTGGATAAATTCTTTGTTGGTTTTGATGATCAGTTTGCTCATCTGCAAAAACTACACGACGATGTAACAAAGAACATCCCCAACTATCCTCCATACAACATTCGTAAGAATGGTGAGAACTCATACACAATCGAGATTGCTGTTGCTGGTTTCGGTGAGTCTGAGATTGACATTGAAATTGATGGTGGTAAATTAGTTGTTAAAGGTAATGTCGATGCAGCTACCGAAGCACTAGAAGATAACTTCTTATTCAAAGGTATTGCTACTCGTGCATTTACTCGTGCCTTTGCTATCGATGATCATATCGAAGTAAAGAATGCAGAACTGTTTAATGGTATGCTTAAGATTGCTCTAGAACGTCTAGTTCCAGATCAAATAAAACCAAAGAAAGTTCCAGTGAAAACTAAAGCCACAAAACAATTTTTACAGGAAGATAGTTATGACAACGTTGCTGAAAAACTTTAAACAATTTGTTATAAGTATCGGTGAGGGTATTACGAAATTTAAATCCTACAAAGTAGGTAAAGTGAAGTAGTCATAATAAAAGGGGGACTTTCGAGTTCCCCTAAATATTTGTTATGATGAAAGCAAAACTATCACCAAACCTAATATCCTTCTTTCTGGTTCGCAGAGGGAATTGGGCATTAAAAGTTTCGGTGTATAAGAACAGACAGATTTTAGTTTTTATGCAGCACGTATATGATGTTGATAATATTATTATGCAATATTTTCAAACTCAAGATGAGGCTGCAAATTTTATTGAACACATGATAGAGGAATTATAATGATTAAAGTATTTAAATTATTGAATGGTGAAGAAATTATCGCCAAAACTGAATTGACTGGACTTGGTTACATATTGAGCGACCCAGCTGCCATTGTTATACAGCAAACCGAAAAGGGTGTTGGCGTTGGACTTGCTCCATATATGCCATACGCTGAAAGTGACATTACCCTTTACGCTTCCGCAATCGCTACTGAAGGTACGCCATCAAAGAACATGGCGAACGAATATAACCGAATTTTCGGCTCAGGTATCGAGGTTGTCCCAGCCAGTGCCCTGAGTGGGCTAAAAATCGTCTCTTAAGACCCTCTAGGACGTCCGTAGAGACGTTTTACGGCTCCCAATAGGGGTTTACCCACCCCTACCTCCCAAAACTCCTCTCTCGGGGTCTAAAAACTCGCCTTTTTGACCAAAATAACCCTACTTTTTGTAGGGTTTTTCAACATTTCGCTTTACTTTAATTCAGGATTGAGGTATACTTACTGTATGATAATTGAAAAGGAACTGAATATGTATAAGTCTAAGACTGAGTTGCGTGCTGAAACCGAGAAAGCCTTGAAGAAATTCTTGAAACAAGGTGGTTCTATTGAGATTGTGAAACCCCGTAAAGGACCAAAGATGGTTATGCGTTCCAAAGTTACCAAACAAGCATCAACTGGAACTTCTGGTTTCGCTGTTGGTTTTCCAAGTAAGTCTTTCGTTTAATTTAGGATATCATTATGAAACAGTTGAATGCTTTTGTTGCTAAGACAAATAAATGGAATGCTATTTTCAATAGCACTCAGTATACTTTGAACACCCATGCTGATCGTCAGCGTCTCGCAGACAAAATCGATGCTGATCTCAGCCCTGAGAATTTGAGCTGTGATGGTGAACTGCCAATGGCGCAGGTCAATGCTCGTTATCGTGAATTGACCACTGTTGCTCGTCAACTAAAACAATTGGATTCTGCAGTTAAATTTTATGAGTTTGAATAAGGAGATGGTTATGGTATCTTGGGAAGAAATGTCTGTGTTGGAACAAATGCAATGCCAGTACTGGGATATGTACAAGGATGCGTATGGTGTTCGTCCACGTGGCATCGATACCAGTGCTTGGACAATGGAGCAGTTTGATGCAGAGTTCAAACAACTTGGTGAAGTAATTGAGCGTGAAG